CCGTAGTTGTTGAGTTCTTTTCGTACTGCGCAAGTACTGAATCTAATACTGAATTTGCCATAAATAAATTTTTAATTATTACTCTTTTATCTACAACAAATATAGGTGAATATTCAAGTTTGTCAAATAAAAAAGGGACTCAAAAGTCCCTTATTTATTAGTTTTGTTTTTCGTCATCATAGATGTTAAAAGTCTTCTTTATTTCGTTTGGGGAGAAGTTTTCTACATCATCGGATGTTAATATATATTCATTTTTTCCTGTTTTTTCCATTTCAACTTCCTTATCTTGGAAAAAATCAGTTAATTTTTGATTATACGGATAAGAATCTAAGGACCTTAACATGAGTTTTTCTTCAGGTGTTTTTTCTCTGTACTTATCAAACTTATTTTCTAAACTGTTTATTTTGTCCATAATCTGGTCCATAGTGTTCAATTTGTTTTCTAAATCATCTAATCTAGTAAACATACCATCCATGAACTCATCCTGTTTTGTTTTAATTTCTTGTTGGTTAGTAACTAAATCGGTAATATCGATTTCTTCAGATTCACCTTCAACACTTTCTTTTTCAGCATCAACCTCTTCAACGTCAGGATCAGATTCAACATCTATTGGTTCTGCCACTTCTTCAGCAGATGATGTCTCAGCAGATGTTGCGTCGTCAGCTGGAGGTGCCGGTGGTACTTCTCCTCCAGGTGCCGGTGGTACTTCTCCTTCGGGTGCCGGTGGCACTTCTCCTTCAGGTGCTGGTGCATCAAGTTGTTCTTTCAAAATATAAGAATTAATTTGATTGAACCTTTTAAGTTCTTCTATAATTTTTTTATCAATATTCATTACGTCAATTTTAACCGTTAAGTAATGTCTTAACACCTGTTGGTGTTTCGACTTTTAATGTTCTGTTAGTTTTCATAGTATTGTCAACTCTTTCAATAAGTCCGTCTTTCATTCTTATTGTGTAACAATCACCGGTATCTAAATCACAAACTTCTTGATACCCGTTTCCGTTATCCTTTTGAGTGATTCTCGTATCTTTTTTTAGATAGTCGTCTAAAAGTGCTTTCATGTTCATATTATTTTATATATAAATATATCGTTTGTTTATAAAATTATGGAAAGTACGTAGTAGCTAACTCAACTAAATCTTTATATGCATTGTAAACGTTTGGTAATATAGTTTCGTTTTGTACATTTTGAAGTACGAAGTCTTTTATTTGACTAGCACTTTTTCCTGTAAATCCGTATCCAGTATCCCAAGTTGCAATTATGAACTGAGCGATAGATTCTTTAGTTGTTTCCAAATTATTACCAATATTTAGTAATTTTAATTCAGTTATTATAGGACCTAAATTTTGATACAATTTGTAAGCTATTTGTATAGAATCAATTGGTTGGTCAAATGAAAATAATGGATTAGTTACATTATCTATACTTGTACAAACCAATGAATTTAATTTTGGGTCGTCGCTGTATGTATTTATCCCCGTCAACTCAAATAAGTTATTATTAATTGGTTGTACTAAGTTTTCTTCGAACCCATTAGATGATCTTGTAATCGCAATAACGAATAAAGTAATTCCTATATTTTTATCCAATGAAGGTAATGTTTTTATTAAATTAGCTAACTGAACAAATGTTAAACTACTTCTTGAAATCGCAACAAATGGTAATGATTCATATTTAGAACTAACAAGTAATTGACACTCATCTTCAGGTTTTAAAGTTGTACCAACAGCTTCAGGTTGGTCTAAAGAAGTCGTTGCTCCTGAAACGGCAGAAATAGGATTTGGTTTTTGTAATGCAATACTTTTATATTTCTCTAAATAATTTTGTTTAATGTACGTTGCCATACTTTCAGGTTTCGGTAACTCATATATTGGCATTCTTGTTCCTTGGAACGTTGTTTCAAATCCCTGTCTCGTTATTCTATGCTCAATACCATAAATTTGATAAGACCCATAAAAAAGAGGTACGTGTCTTAAATTAAAATACATCATTGGCTGTATCATCACATTACCCAACGAAGTAACTGTACAACTATAAGAAGAGCTTAGATATAGAGAATATATAGACGATGTTTGTTGAGCAATTTGGTCGCCGTTTACACCATTTGCTATTTGGTCTCTCACTAAAAATGTTGCACCTGTTGGTTTTTTTTCATCCATACCTAACTCCAAACTTAAAAACATATTTTGATTTTGTATTCCAAAATCAACTGTAAATGCTACCACTTTATTAGATAGTGAAAAATTATATGGTGGTGTTACAGGTATCCTAACGGGACATGTTGATGGATTTCTGAAATCATAACTATCATCATTATATAAGACAGTGTTGTTATTTGATTTTGGGTGTTCTGATGTTTTTCCCACATACATTAATACAAACTTAGGGCTTGAGTCAATATAATTTACTTCGGTATATGTACCAAACAATGAGTTAGGTAGGTCTATTGGTTTAGGTTGCGCATTAGGAACTGGAGATTGATTACCATAAAAATTTATATAAGCCGGCATAGCATAAAACAACATATTATCAATCACACTCATTATTGTATCTATCGTGTCAAGGATTGTCATGGTTTTACGTTCCTTAAGAAGTTTTGCAATTTGAACAACATTAACCGTCAAATCTGAACCGATGTCTCCATTACCGGCATTAACAAAAACAAAGTCTTCAAAAATAGTTTTAGATTTGAAATCTCCTCCTGAAATCCACTTGTCGTTGAAAGCTTGAAAAGTGTTGTAAGTACTTAATTTTGTAACGTTACCACTTACATTGGAATCGACACCTTCAATCTCAGTTTTAGTGTTTGGTAAGTTTCTATTAAGTTTAGACGATATTTCCCTTACCATGTTACTTTGTAAAGAATTCAGTTCATTTAAATACTGATTGTAATTCTCAAAAAAAGTGTCTTTATCCCATACCTCACCATTATATAATGTTGTATACTTTTCTTTTGCATATATTTTTATTAAAGGATAAAGTGTTTGTATGTTTGACGTAGTAAATGCAATATTATTATCTATAAAAAAGTCTGTTATTGTCGACCCTGTATCACTATAAGTAACAAACTGATTGTTTGAATAACCAACATACTTTTGTAATTCAATCCAAGCTTCACTATTGTTGGATTGGCTATTTAGTAAACTATTATTAAATCCATCACCAGGCAAAGTTCCCAAAACGTATTCATCGAACGCAAGTGATTGGGTAGGTTGTAAAGTAGGGTCAGTCGAAAAACTATTAAATAATTTTCTATTGTAGTTACTCGGATTTCCTATTTTTAATATACATTCAAAATTGATAAATTCTTCTAACTTTTTTGACATATTAATCTGTTGAACTTGTGCTAAATTCTCTGCATCAATACTTTCTTGATTAGTTATAGGATTTGTTAAATCAGTTTCTTTTACTTTGAACAGGTTTACTATTTGGTCTTTGAGTCTTCTTTGTTTTATATTTTTTATCTTGTTTGAATCTATATAATCAGGAGTTGTTCTTTCACCACTAAGAACTAATATGTCGGAAGCATCGGCATTCGGATCGCAAAATCCTAAAAATGCCTTTTCAAACTCGTCAAGTATTTGTGGATTAAATGTTCCGATTAAACGACTAATGTCGTTATACGAATTAAGACTATACCCAATATACTCTTGCGGTGTTGGTTTTAATATTTTTGTATTATCAAGATATCCAAAATTCGAAAGTCCCCAAATTCCTCGAACAGATCCGTTATACATCGCATTGTTATTTGCAATCTCCGTTTTTAATTTTTTTGTCGTAGTAAAACACTCTAATACTGTTTGATTAAATGGTGAACCTCCGTTTGATGGTACGGTAATAAAAACTTTATTATCTTTATCAACCATAGGGTTTTTATCAAAAATAAAATATTGGAAGTAAGAATTAATAGCTATCGACCTATCTAAGTTATTAGAATCGCCACTATATGGCATAAAAAAGGACGATTTACTATTAGTACCAATTCTAAGTTTGTTTTGATTATACGCATCCTCAAATTCAGATAATGAATAATTTGTAAACAAATCTTTTTTAGTAAAGTACCAATAAAAATTATTAATTAATTTAGGATAAAATCCTAAATTGTATTTTTCAATACTCTGAGTATTAGTAGGTGGTGTAAATGCAGTTTCAAACGCACTGAATGTAGTTGTACCACCTGTGTAATTCTTAATTGTATATTGAGTAGATAGAGACCCGAGTGTTGGGTCATAATTATTTAGATAGTCAAAATCTTGCCAAACATCATCTAGTATGTCTACAGTTTTATTTGATTCTATCCAAGTTTTGTATCTATGCCAAATAGCACCATATTTTAAAATGTAGTAATATGGCATTTGGTGAATGGCTGAAAATTTAGAAAATGTTGTTAATAAATTGACACTTATATTATTATTATCGAGTGACCTGATTGCATCATTATCATTTGCAATCGAAGAAAGAAAAAGATAACCTAAAGAGACATACGGATTAGAAACCCCATTTTTTTCATTTTCTACTCCTTTTAAAATTGAATTTATAAAATATGGAGTATTAATAAGTGAAGTTACTTGGTTAGAAGTTACTAAACCAGAATAGTTTGATAAAGTAACATCAAATTCTGTATAGTTCGCGTATTCAAATTGATCATACTTTTTACCAAAATAATTTGTTAAGTCTATTGCACTTTTTATTGGTGTTGGTGTATCTGGTATTGTAAATACACTTGAATTAAAATTTTTATTTATAAAATACTCATAATAGTAGTTTAAAGTTAAATCATTACCTTGAGAATTTTCTTTCAATCTTGCGACAGTTTTTTTGTCTTGGAAAAAAATAAATGTGTCATCTGTATTATAAGGTAAATTAGGATTGCCGACAGCATAAAGATTGTATGAGTCAAACAAGTTAAGTTCATTAGTTGTTGTATCAGTCAAATAATTTTTAAAATTATCAACTAATGGTACTGTAGTGTCTAACGTTAAACTACTTCCATCAATAGTGTCCATACTAAATAATCCATAGTCTTTTGATAATAAATTATTTATATAGTCTGTGGTAAAATTATCCCTCTCATAATTCCAATATTTAGTAGATGCTCCATTATTTGAAATTGTTTTTAGGTAATCCTCTAATATGGTTAAATCGAATGGATTATTTTTTAACTTTTCTAATAACAACGGTTTATCTTTTATATTTTTTTGAATGTTGCTGTATTCTAAGTCCGCAATAAACTTATCAACCTGTGGTCTTTGGTAATTACCTCTGAACAGCTGAGTATAGTGTGATGTTAAAAAAGTTCTTTCCCACCACTCATAGAAAAATGATATCTCACTTGGGTCTTCGTATGGTATCGTACTGAATGGAAATTCTAAACTATTTGAGGAAGCGTACTCACCAATTAATTTTTGGTTAACATAACTATTTTTTTTACCAACGGGAGCCTTTAACGTTGCAGCCTCCAAATATTTCTCAGTAAAAAATACTTCAGGCCAAACAGTTCTATCAAAAGCGTTTGTTGTGGTAGCATAATTGGGAGAACCTAGATATTGTATAACGTATTTATCAACACCATCACTTGTTCTTTCTTTTACAAAATACGTCGGCCATGGATAAATAACGTTATTGGTATTTTCTTGACCCGCATAGTTTACTTGATTTTTAGAATCTATACCAAAATTATTACTAGCAGGTAAAATTGATTGAACCCTTTTGGGGTCATTTCTTTTTTGCCATGCATCAAAGTGTGTTTGGTCCATTAACCTATAGTAGGTATCAACACCTGCCATAATTATTGCGAATACGTTTCTAATTGTAGGTGTGAATCCCAAACCATCGGTTTCCGTTATAAGTTTGTCAGCTAATAAGTCTGAGAAGTTTTGCTCTATTGATGTTTTTTTCTCCTCTAATGTTGATTTTAATTTATCTATTTTAGCAAAAAAACTATTAGGAATGTAGTTTATATCCCCTATTTTCTTTTCTCCGTATGTGAAAAATGTAGGACTTAATGCGGGGTCATCAACAAGTTGACCTGTGTTCACATCTCTTACTTTACCAAATAGTTCAAATTCTTTTGCAACTTGTGTTTTATAAGTATTTAACTCTTGGTCGGTAAAATCATTTCTCTTCAATTTTTGAGATAAGCTACTTCTATAATCGTCTTCTGTTAGGTCTGTGTACCAAAATTTTTTAACTATATCATTAACTGATAGATTAACAGGAATTGATTGTCCTTCAAATGTGGTATTACCTATCTTATAGGTACCTTTATTTTCACCTGTACCAAATGATGTATTATTATTCAAAACTTTAACAGCTCCATTTATTTCAGCCTCAATATCTTTTACTAATTGATTTCTGAAATCAAAATCTATATTTCTTTTATATGGATAATATATTTGGTTGTTTTTAATAATAAAACTGTCGGTATCCAAATAGTTTGTAAGTACTTTATTATAAACAGTTTCGACTAATTCATTTAAAATATTATTGAATGTTTGCACATCATTAAGTACGGTAAAGTCTCCCTTTTCAATTGATTCTTGAACCGCTAAATCATAATTTTCAGCCCTTAAAAAAAACTCCTCTATCGTTAATCTAGGAAACCCTTTTGGTATTAATCCTTTTGACTCATATATACCGTAAATCTCTTCAAGTTTTTGAGCACCTATTGACGTTTGGGTTATTTGTGTATTGACAGTTTGATTTGGTGTCGCACTATTATTTGTCTGTTCGGTTGTTTGAATATTTGTTGGGAACATTTTAGGTGCGACAATTGCGTAGTCTAAAAGTGTATCTGAAAGTAAACCTGTTAGTTTACCAATGAACTCCAAATTTATTAAATAATTGCCGGCTGATGCATCAAAAGTAGCATTGAAACTTACTAAATTTAAAGCATACCTAATAGCTTTTCCATAATACCCTTTTAGTGTAAGATAAAACAAAGGGTAAGGCATATTGAAAAAAACAGAATAAAGTGATTTCTCACCTTGTTCAAATAATGTTCTTCCTTGAACATCAATTAGTCTCATACTTACTTTTGGTACACCAATACTATTAACCGTAACGGTAATTGATTCAATACCTAAAAGTTGTGTGTCTTCGTAGTTAGAAACATCTTTAGTTCCTTTAATGTTTCTAGTTGTTTGATTAGAACTTTCGGCGAATCTAGCACCTTTACCAGTAAGTTGGTCAGTATATGAGGTATCAAAAGCCTTTTTACCTTTGGGTTGTAAAAAATTAATTACTAAATCCGGATCGTTTGTACTTGATAATAAACTAGCAACTGAACTACTAATAACATCCAAAGTTTCACCAACAGCCAATTTAGTTCTAGGTACAACTTTAGTTTCTAAGTTAGCATAAATAACTAACTCTTCGTGATCGACTAATCTATCCTTTATTACATTATTTTCAACAATCTTATTTGGGTCGATTGAAATAATGTTGTCATAGTCTGTTTCAACATAAAGTGGTTTTTTTGAAAAATTATCTGCCATAATAAAAAATATGTGTATCTACCGCATTTTTGTAGTCCAAAAGCGCACCTAATAATGGATAAGGTATAACTAAAATAGTTCCGTCAGGTATGTTAGTTTCCATTCCTCCAAATTCAGGATTAGCCATAAGTATCAACCAACCAAAATAAGGTGAACCATATTTTTCAAAACTAATCTTATCTAACCTACTTCTGTTTGCTCTATATATGTATTTTTGGTCTGACGGTCTTGTAGGTAATGTCACATAAGGTACAACTGTTTGTTGCCCATTTACAAAGAAATTCTGATATCTATTATAGTACTGCATTTTAAACCATTTGTTTTTTCAAGTTAAATAAATTACCTGTTGAATCAACAGTTGACCATAAATCAAGAAGATTTTGTTCGTTAGCAGGATTAATAGGGTCCTGTTTAACAAATGTGAAGTTTCTTGTTTTATTTTTATTGAATGTTATATACTTGTTATTTGGGAATTTAGATATAAAATATTGGTCATTAAAATTTTTAAAATTGTCTTCCAGTGTCTGTTTTGACTTTTCATATTTACTAAACCTTCCGTTTGGAATAACTGTTGTTTGATTTCCAAATTGAACGGCACTAGATCCAGCACTTATACCTATGTTAGCAAACATAAAACTTCTATAATTAACGTAACTTAAAGATTCTGTAATTGTTGATGTAACTTCATCCATAAATTTGTTCCTGTCTTGTAATATTTCTTTACCAAAAAGTAAGAAAAATCTTACGTCTTGAGGTGCGGTTGATTCAATATATACATCGAAATCAAAATTGTCATTGTAAATTTTATTAGGACCATTTGGGATTATTTGGTAGTTTTCATACTTCTCATTTAATTCATTTAAGTCTGTACCTATTTTTAATAAATCATCTTTCAATTCATCGTAAGTATTGGAGACACCAGCACTTGTTGGGTCTACCTCCGTTGTTCCTGAAATATCATATATAACAACGCCACCTCTTTTATTTTTATACCCATCAACTTCACTTAAAACAAAGTTTATTTGGTCTGAATTTTTTATAAAATTTAATTCTTCTTGTATTAATTTTGATGTGTTCTTTTCTAAAGATTGTAAATAAGCAGTTTTTCTGGCATCTACCATTTCTGTCAATTTCCTTTTAACTTTTCTTGTATCACTATTTGATGCAAACCCTTGGTTTGTAAGTTGAGCGATTAAAGGGCATAAATCATTTTCAATATCTGTTTTTGTATTATTAAACAAAGCGTCGACTTTGGATTGATAATTTACAGGTTTGCCTAATATTTTAACTTCTTGTGGTGGACCACCTAATAACCAATCAAACAAACCATCACTATAACTTCTTTGTGAAGTATATAAAATAAGTCCACCCCACAACAAGTCATTTTTTAAATCATTTAATGTTGTGTTTATATTGTTAATATAATTTTCGGTAGATGTAATCATATTGTTCATATTTTCTTTATAGTTAATTTGTCCAATAACTTGGGACGTATTAACATCAAAAGAAGATGTTGTGATAGTACCAACAGTTACACCTCCATCATTTACTGCCGGTCTTGTTAATGGAGGTACTCCTGATTCGTTTTTAATATCCTCAATTATTTGTTTTTCAAACTCTGGATTTAATTGTTCGGTTTCTGTTGCCCTTTCATCGTAAACTTCAGTATTAGCATAATAATTGAAAGACAAAGAATTCTGAAGTTGAGCTACGGGCTCTTTCAGTCCATGACCACCAATAAACTTAATTTGCATCGTGATTGATGCTATCATAGGTTGAACACCTATACCCTCCGGGTTAAGGTCGTATACTGCATCCTCATATGTAATATCCAAACTTTCACACACGATTTTTGTATGGAAAAAGTCACCTATTCTTAAAATACAAATCGGTGGTGATCCGAAAGCACTATTATTAACGTCGTTATAGAGAAGTTGTGTCCCACCTTGTCCATTATCTACCGCAGTAGGTATAGTATCTCCAGGTCGCATACACTGTTGTAGGAATGTAAGTCGTGCATTTAAACCTTCAGGTGTTATTGAATGGAATACCGGATTAAAGTTTTTTATTCTACTCTTGATTCCATCGTAAATCATTGGGTCTTCTTCTCTTATCATTTCGAAGTAGTCACATTCACTTAAAAGTTTTCTCAACAATCTTTTTGTAATACCCTCTCTAAGACTATTAGTTAAAGTTTGTTTTTTAACTTGCCTTACCACTGGTGAGCTTTCTGATTGCGGCTGTGTATTATCGGTGTTGTCGTTATCCGCAGCTAATGGATTTGGTGTTTCTCCTTCAGGTTGTTCTGTAACGTCTGTTGTTGGTACCGATGGTGTGGTTGTTGGTGGAGGTGTTTGTTCTTTTACTCCAACTTTTACCCTTCTACACATCATACCTTGAACGGAGTATTTTAAAATTGTTGAGTTAGCAAAAGGTTTTGAACAATCAATATCTCTGTAACCCTCCTCATTAATCTCTAAATTTGAACCAGCACTTGATGTTGAAAACTCTAACAACTTTTTATCAACCATGTCTTTCATATTCAAATCACCTTCAGTAAAATCTGTAATCATCTTAATTACTGAATCAGTCCTTCTTTTTGATAGTGAGTTATTATAACCACTAGTCCCACTATTGTTTGAGTTGGCTGAACCAATAACTTCTAAAACTATTTTATTTCCAGCATCACATAGAGTTAAAATTTTAGAAAGTAGTTCTTTAAATGTATCATACTCCTGTTGAGCAAAACTGAAAACATCATCTAATGATGATTTCCTTGTGTCTATATAATCAGCAAAAGAGAAATTAGAAGGTGCGTTTGTTACCAAATTACCATTATAAAAATAAAGTTTGTTTGCAAAACCACCTGGTGCTAAACCGGCAGAATCATAATCTGATTTAGCATCAATTAATTCATCAAAATATTCTTCATATGACCCGTCAGTATCATTTGAACTTGGTTTTGCTTCTTGAAATAATAATTGTATGTTTTGGTATGATTCGGTTTTTAAATCTTCGGCAATTGTTGTTTCACTTTCCGATGATTGTGAACCTTCCTCCAAATTTACATTACTCTCAATAATTGTTTCTGATTGTGGTGTTTCGTTTGGTAATTCTTTAGCTACTTCTTGTAGTGTTTCATTAGACAATGTCGATACCACGTTATAAATGTCATTTAAACTGAATGAACCGTATTTTTTTAATAGGTCGTATATGTCATACTCAGTACATCCCGCAATAAACGAATCGATAACTTTTGTCGCAACAGAAGTATTCTGCGATTCTAATTCTCTTTTTACTAAAAGGTTCATAATCGAAGGGTGGTCAACAACTATTTTCCATTTTATAGTACCACTTCTTTCTGTACTTTTATACGTATAAATTGGTTCTGGTCTACCTAAAAAAACATTCGCTTCCCAATCCGCTCGAGAATTCTCATCAAAACTCAAATCATATGGTGGAAACCACATAATTCTACCACCGTTTGGTCCAATTTCACATCCAGGTAAATCATCAACAGTGAACCCAGGTTTATTCGATGTTCTCCATGCTAAATTCTCCAAAGAAAACATATATTTTTTAACTCTACCGTTTTGTATGTTTGTAGAGTCAGGACCAGTCATTGGGGCAATATTAAGGTTGTAAGTGGAGTCAAGTACAGAATACGATGCTCCCCTTATGTTACCTTTATTATTTCTTAACTTACTTTTTTGTAAATTTTTGTAAGTGTAGTATGGTCTATCCTTAGTAAATAACCTACAATACTCAAACCCCTTTACGTCTGTTACAGGATTATCAGGGTCAGGTTGTACTGAAGTCGGTGTTACATATCTAAAGACTCTTGACCCTTTTGTCATTTCAATATAACCGTCATTGAAAACCTTAGATACTTGGTTAATTGCGTTTCCAACATGTTGTGCTTTGTTTGATGACCTACTACCCGCATCTATTAATTTTTGTGTTATATCTAAAATAGACCCGTCAGTTAACGTTAAATCTGAAGATTTTGATTTATCAAATGTATTTTTAAGTATTTGGTCTAAACCACTATCTGTTGAATTGACCGCTTGGTTATTATAACCAACAGGTTGTCCAGGTTTAATGTAAGTATTATTAGATGTTGTCCATGTGAAATTACCAATAAGAGTTCCACCACCAATAACCCCTTTAGTGTCTGAAGCACCATCAAAAAAGTTTCTACTATTAATCCCAAAAAATCTATTGTTTACTGCGTTACCTTCATATTCTTTTCCAATTATACCATAATCAAAAACAGGTCCGATACTAGGTTGGTCACCCTTACCTAATGGAATTTCATTTGACGGACTTACAGCCTCTCTTACAAAATTTTTAGTTTTTCCAACATAAAAATTAGGTTTAGGTGAAGAAAGGTTAGGACTCAATAATGATTCAAAATTGTAATCAGGTCTATATTGATTGAAAAATAATTGGTCAAACAATAACGATCTAGTCGCTCTTGATGTATTTGCTAAAAATCTTTCAGACCCCGAATCAATATTTGCAGATAATATTTTATTCGTAAAATTACTAATCAAACTACCAACAGCACCAATTGGATTAGCTAATGTTTGACTTAAAAAGTTTTTATCAGGATAATCAAAGTATTCGCCAGGTATAATTGAATATGGTGAGTACAAACCTGATAATCTTGAGGTAAAACTAAGTACGTCTCCAACAATTGTTGATGGTTCAGTAATTGTATAATTTTTTTGTATAAGTGGTACGTTGTTTGACGCAACACCCAATATTTCGAACGGATCTATCGACGGATTACCTCCTATCCCACCAGAATTAGGCGTTACAGATGAGTTAGATAATATTGTCCTACCTAAAGTTTGTTGGTATAATTCTGTAGCAACTCTTGAACGAAACTCCTCTTGTAATTTTTTAGCCGCAATTTTAGCTAAATTAGAATCATTACTTAATGACCCTTCACTGCCGTTAGGATTATCACTTGTTAGTATAGAAAACGGACTATATGATGACGCAACAAACGAAAAAGTCGTGTCACTGTTAGCATATGGTCTATTTAATGTGTCAGGAAAAAACTCATCAATTACTAATGGTTCATAAGTACCTTCCCCTGTATTATATAAGTTCTTTATATAGTTATATTGAATTGACTGTTCTGTAGTCTTGTTCGGGGCGGATGCGGTAAAATCATATTCACCCTTATTTGCCTGAGTTTGAAAATTAAGATTTGGGTTTATCATCGTCCCGAATCCATTTGGTTGGTCTTCAGGTCCAAACACATTAGCCAAATAGGATATTATTTGTGATTGCTCTGTTGTTAAATTTGGAGATGATGAACCGTAACTATATGGTCCAGAATTTGGTTTAGTCTGTTGGTTGATGTTTGGATTAACTTGCCCTCTAAAACCACCTTCAGGTCCGAAGAAGTTTGTTGTATATGCGTTTACTCTAGATTGGTCAGATGTAATATTAGGACCATTAGAAACATAATCGTAATCACCTTGGTTAGACCCGAGTGTGACTGTTGGAAACAACACCGAGTTTCCGTAACCTAGTTGATTATTACTAGGTGTAAATTTATTAAGGACCCTTAATAAAATTTCTAATCTATCTCCCTCTAACTCTAATGGGCTTGAAATAGCATCTGAAGGTCCGTAATTACCCTCATTTGCGTTGGTTTGTTTGTTTATATTAGGATTAATTGTCTGTTGGCTTTGTTGTCCTTCAGGTCCATATTGATTTATTACTATTTGTTCTTCTTTGAGTGTTCTTCCCCTTTTTTCTAATTCACTACCAATAGTGTCTATAAAATCATAATGACCTTCATTCGCCTTTGTTTGTTTGTTAACATTAGGAGTAACAGTACTTCTACTATCATTTCCATCAGGACCGTATTGGTTGATAATTATAAGTTCATTTTCCTTTTGTACACCAAAAGTTTCTAATAAACTACCTTGTGTATTTATATAACCATAAACTCCTTTATTAGATGTTGAGTTAAGGTTTTTGTTAATATCTATTGTATTACCAAATGAATTTGAAAAGTCGGTAGGGCCATAAATGTTTTGTACGTACAACAATTTCTCAGTTGCATCACCTACATTTTCAAGTTCTGACCCAATTGTGTTTTGAAAACCGTAACTACCTAAATTACTTTTATTATTTTTATTAATATTAATAATGATTGTATCACCAAAACCACCGTTAGGATTAAACTTATTTTGTTTAATTAATCTTTCTTCTTGAATTTTTTGTTCGACTGTAACATCAGGTAAATTGTTAACAGAATAATCTACCAAGGTAACTTCGGATGCTACTTTTAATACATCGAAACTAAACGAACCGTCGACCTTATAAGGCTCGAGGTTACGAACTTGTAGTTTTTTTCTGAAGTTTTCAGTCGAATTAAATGAAAGTGGACTATTCATCTATTGTTTTTCTAATAAATAGATTGAATACTATTTTTTATGATTCGAATCGGGATTTTGACTTGGATAACAAATTTCTTTGACTGAATATTTCCATCACTTTGTCTTTAAGATTTCTTTGAAATTCTGCATCTCTACTCAACATGTCTGCTATCGGACCTGATGTTAACCCTTTAACATTCAAATCAACACTAATATTGAAATTATTATCTATGGTTTGTTTTGTATTTTGTGTGGTTTCAGATTTTGTTACTATTTCTTGTGGTGGAATTGGTCTTAAGGTTGGTTCTTTAATTTCTAAAGTTGGTATATTATCACTTAAATTTTGTGATTGCATATACACGTCTTTTAGTAATCCTATTTTTTTATCTAAATCAGGGGCAAACATCGCTTGGTCATCTTCAATAAAATCAAACATTTGACCCTTTCCTAAAGATAAAACTTTTTTACCCTCACCAAAAAATGCGTCATCTACCCTATCAAACTTAATATCCTTATCACTATCACTGTACATTTCAGCTCTTGAAGGTTCTGTTGACGCGTCTTTTATAAGTTGTTTTTGTCTCGCTATTGCAGTGTTTATATCATTTATTTCAGATTTAGCACCAGCTACGAAGACATCAGCTCTGTCCTGTGTAGGTTTCATTAATTGTTCTGAAGTTCCATACACTTCTTTGATTCTATTGGTTTTTTCAGTATCACTTAAACCCCTAAGCAGAGTATCTCTAATGATTCTCATGTCTTTCTGTTGGGTTTCCTCAACAGTTAATGATTGTTCAGCTAACTGACGGTCAGTAAGATTTGCCTTTTTTTGGTATTCTTCTAAGGCTGCTTGAAGAGCTTTCGGGTTATCACCTATCGATTTTACTAAATCAGTTGTTTCAAATCCAGGAATTCTTAATTCTAACTTCCCTCCTTCACCAATTTCAGTTAAAGATTTTACTAAGTTCATTGACTCTTGTGGTATACCTGAAATGTCAACTCCTTGTGCCAACATTTTGTCACTAATGAATTTTTGTTTTGCCGCCTCTCTACCAATTTGAATGAACTTTTTGTAGTCCCCATTTATTGCTTCAACAGATGCCTTTAATCTATCTCTTTGTAGTGCATCTATCGTTATTTCACCTGTTGCATCATTTACCTTAAATGCTGATTGTGCGAGATTAATAAATGAATCTTGTAGTTTCCCTACATCGTTTCTTCCAGCATTTAAAAGTTGTGTAAAATTCGTTAAGTCTGAACCAAATCCACCAATCATACTAAGTGTTTGCGACATTTGAATGGCCTTTTCAGGGTCCAACAAATCATCCATAGTCTGTTCACTAACTATATCCCCTAACTCAACATTCAAAGACTGAGCCTTTGCTGTCATTTGTGTTAGACCATCAACTCCACCTTTAAATGCATAAGCGTCAACTAATTGTAAATTCTTATTAACACCCTCTAATAATTTTGCTGCGTCAAGTCCAGACTGTCTTGCTATTTTTGCAATCTCTGCCATTTTTTCAGCACTTTTTGTTTGGGATTTGAGTAATCGAACAAATGAACCTTCTAATTTACCCATTTCTTTTGATGCAATACCTGTCGTTTTTGAAAGAGCGACCATTTGTTTTGTCGCCTCTATTGAAGGTAAAGTCATTTTACCCATGTCTGAGTTAAGATTTTCTACGACATCCGTCAAATCTGTAAATGATCCGCCAAATTTTACAGTTTCATTGTAAGAACTAATTAAACTATTTCTAAGTTTTTCTGTACCAACAACCATTCCTGATGTGATTGTTCTATTCAACTTTTTGGTACTGTCTTCCATTGCGGTAAGACTGTTCAGTGTTGTTTCAACTGCATTTGTAACCCCTTTCTTAAAAGCCCCTTCAAGGTTTTTTATAACATCACCATAACCGGTACCGGCCTGGTCAAATTCATCTAAAATAGTGTCAGCAAAAAGTAACATGGATTAATTTTATATATAAATACGCAAAACTATTTTTTATTGAACTCTTCAATTAGTTTGTTTACGAAGTATTTTCTTTCGTAAGTTGGTACTTTAAGTAAGTCTTGATATGAGAAATGACCGTATTTTATTAGATAATAAAACTCATCTAATAAATTAATTTTATGATTGGAAGAAAGGCCGAAAAAATTCAACCCCAAAGGACAGATTAACTGTTACCTTTTCTCCTGACGGGGCTGTAATATATCTTGTTAAATCTAATTGTGGTTCACACTCTTTAATAAATTTTTTAAGGTCTTTAGAGTCTGAAATTGGCATGTTTAAAATAAATTCAGATATTTTAGACTTGTCTGTGTTCCCGTCAATTTCAACTATATGTTTTTCTAATCTTTTAGTCACTACAGGTGCAACCATATTTTGTGGGTAACTATCAGACAAACTATCTATTTCTTTTTCGTCTTTTAAATTTAATAACCTAAATTTTACATTCTTTTTAGTCTTAGGTAATTGGAAAGTAAAGAAACCATCTTCATTAGGTTCGTGTATTGCTTTTTTAACATTTAATTCTTCTAACTGTAAAGTAATATCGAATTTTTTATTTGTTGCAGGATCGGTAACAGAAAAATTATATTCAGATCCAAATGAAGTATTCCTCAAAAATATCAAAATAGCCTGAACATCAACGTTCAATAACTGATTAACATCAAATCCCGGTTCATAGATTTTATTTTTTAATAAACTGTAAACAATACCATCTGAACTAATATTTGGTGACATCAACATGTTTTCATCGTTGGCCGTCAAATACCCAACTTTTAGAGATTCTTTTTTTGGTCTATAAAATAAACCTTTAGTTGGTAACTTCACAACATCGTGAGGTAAGTTGAAGTCCATTTGACCGTAAGATTCTGCACTATTCATAATATTTTTATTTTAAATATACTTTACAACATATTTTTGTAAACAAAAAACCCACCTTGTGAGTGGGTTTTATACATTTTAATTTTGTTATTTTAGTAAACCAAAATACATCTATCAGGTCTTAATGTTGCATCTATAGTCATGATATCATCTTTGTCGTAACCTACGTCTCCAAATTTAACGTCAGTTAAAAAACAACCTTGTAAAATCCATTTTTCAACAGCTACTCCTGTTGGGTCTAACATTTCTAAATCAACATCTTTTTTATAACCTGCAGCATAACCCATACGTCCTGTAACGGACTCTGCGTGTAATCTTACCCACTCCATAAGTGCTTGTGCAGCTGAAGGTCCGATTGGGTCACGGAATTTCACACTGATAGTTTCCCACTCGAATTTACTAGCAACATAAGTTTTAGTGTTCAAGAATGGAATATCCTTTGATTCAATTTTGATACTTGGTCTTGATGTACTTTCTACGTACCAAGAGTTAATCCCTAAAGAAGTAGGGAAAGTCAATATAAATCGGTTAGCTCTTTTAGGTTCATACTGAAAGGGCATTTTCATTAACAAATCAGCCATTGTCTAAATTTTTGTTTTTTCTTTTATTTTTATATATAAATATATTCAGAAACAATTTTTTCTATTTACTTTAATTATATTTAGAAATATTCTTTAACTAGAACTAGAAAATAATTAATACTCTTTCTTTTCTCCTCCTTTAGTTAAATATGTTCTTACTGGTCCTTCTGGATATTCTTGACTTAAAAAATCCCTCATTTTCTCTATATTTCTTGGGTCGTCATCTGAAAACCCTATTTTTGGTGTGAACTCTTGGTTATTTATATCATTCTTAAAATAAGCCTTTTTCCCAATCTCCGCCGCTAAATCTTGACAATAAACAATAAATTTTCTCATTGCAACAATCTTTAACTCCTCAGGGTTCGCAGCACTTCCTTGTCCAAAAGTTACGGGTTCATATACACAAAGGTCCAAATATTCGTCAATAAGTTCTTTATCTGAAAAATTTACCTCTATTTGTTCATTTATATTTTCTTCTTCTGAAAAGAAGTTTCTATATTTTTTGAGGTTTTCTATCAGGGTTCTACTGTTAATACCATTATGGTTACTCACAATAAAATTATAAACAGCTTCTCTTAATGCCGATGGATTATGACCCCTCGCAGTTATAATCGCAAAAATTGAACCACCGTTTATACATTCAACAAAATCATTCCAAGACGGACCTGGTTTTGCTAACATCGAGTCAATGACAAATCTTTTGTCCCCCATTTCTTTAAAGAATCTGAATGGTTCTTTTGCATAACCAACAACAGTAGTACCCTTATAACTAAATGGTTCACTACCTATTTGGTGTCTGTGTTCAGCAAAATCTTCAGTAGACATACCTACTTCTTCTTCATTTTCAGTCATTACCATAATTTTGGTTGACATAAAAACGATATTATCATCCCAATCAAAGGCGTAATATTTAGTGTCAGGTGTACCTGATTCATCAATACCTTCATTAACTACTTTTTTTAAGTAATTGTAAACATATTTTTTAATGTCCATTATTTTCTTAATTTTTTAAGTAAGTTTTCTAACTGAGACTCAGTGATAATCACATTTTGTTTTTTTGAAGAAAAAGTTTCAACATTTTGTTTTTTATCTCCTAAAGTTTCTTTGATAATTTTTTTTTCTATTTTCATAGTTTTTTTAATATAAATATAATAAGGGGGACATTTCTATCCCCCTTTTTTTATTTTGTATTATACATCATCAAATGATGCTCCTGTTGGTGTAATTACAAACTCGATGTCAATGTATTCTAATGCTCTTGTTGGTTTTAAGAATATCTTACCAGTTAAAGTGTTAGAATCCAAATCTTCAGGAGTATTTGAGACAGTCACTCTAAAGTCAATTAAACCTCGGTCTCTTCTAATTTGGTCTAAGATTGGGTTAACTGAATCTAAAAAGTCTTGTCTTACTTTATCATCATTTTGTTCAAACAATAATCTAATCGCTACCGCTGAAATTAATTTTCTTGCTTGTAGTAATAATCTTCTTACGTTGATTCTGTCAAGTGCAGACTCTCTAATTTGTAAAGTTTTATTACCCCAAATAACAGTACCAACATCAGAGAACGTAGCAATTGGATTTATTCTACCTTTGTATAAAGTATCTCTATCCTCTTGAGTTAATTTTCTTCTCGCCTTAATTGAATTAACCAAACCTCTTGTGTAACCCGCAGATGCGAACCAAGGGAATGCAATGTTATCAGTTAAAGCCAAGTTTCTTACTACCTCAGCGGTTGGTGGTAAATAAATTTGTGTATTATTTACTGTGTCTCTTGTTAATACCCATGGGTAGTAAGTTGCGGTGTAATTTGAATCAATACCTGTCTCTTCTAAATTATCTACAGCCTCTTGAGGGTAAATTAGTCCTTCAGAAACATCATTCCATGTCGGTAGGAACATATTGAAATCAGGAGTAGTACAAATGTAAATTGAGTCTGCTCTATCTGATTCTATCAAATCAATCGCATCCTCAACCAAGTTAGAGTTGTTTACATAATCAATACCTGGTGTTGTAAATACATTGATATTAACTGCCTCGGGATTGTTGAATGTAGTTTGACCCCATTTGTAAGCGTAGTAGTCAGTGTTAGCCCAAGTCTCTTGGTTTGGACCTGAAATTTGCTTGAACGCCCCCCATCCTGTAGCAGTAGGGTATGTTGCTGACGGAGCAGCTCCGTATTTATAACCTGTCTGTCCTAATGCGAATGTGTCTGAATTTGTTCTATATTCTCTGTAAATGTCCCATCCGTCGAATCCACCTGCAGGGTATAAAGTAAATTTACGTGTATTCAAACGGTAGTATGGATTATCTGCATCCGTAGGTTCTGAGTTAAAAGATCCAACACCTACTTCAAATGCTGACTGTCCCGAAGTTGAGTATCCTGCGGCTATAGTTACTATAGTTGCCCCACTATCCATGTGGAAACCTTTTACTTGGTAATTCCAAACAGGACCTGTCGTATCAGTCTCTATGTTCGCAGGTAGTTGTTTACCTTTATAATCGAAGAAATCATAATCAACACCTGTAATGTTAGAGATACCTAAGTAAGCCTTTCTAGGGTTTTCTCCATTAGATATTACGGAATTATCCCCTCCTGACGTAGAACCAAATGGTGGGTTGTAAATAACATCACCTGGTTTTAAATATTTAGTTTTATAAACAATGAACGGCGGTGTCGCATCTTCATAGAGTCTCATAGTATACCCTTCAAAACCACAAGGTAGTGCGTCTTCAGGAGCCTCATCACCCATTTCTAACATTATATATTTAGAGTTTAAGTTATACTCACCATTTGCAGTACCAATTTTGTTAGCGATAAAGTTATTTTGTGTTGGGTCTAATGAACAGTTTGTGAAACTTTCAATTACTCTAACATTTTGATCGTTATCGTAAAAATCTCGTACAAAGACATCAAATGTTCTATTATTAAATGACATGTTTGCTAATGAAATTTTTACTAATCGGTTAGCAGCATTACCATCGGAAATTAATTTAAATTTGAATAATTTATAAACTTTATTCCCTCTTAATTCTGAAACAACATAAGGCGTTTCAGGTGTTTGGTATTGCTCTAAATAGAATCCAATTGAGTCAGTATTAAGTTGTTGTCTGGCATTTGGTAATGCAACTAAGTCACAATTTAATCCTCTTACGTAACCTTGTCTATAACCATTCAAAAGTAAACTACTATAAACTTCCTCAACAAATAAAGGTACTTCCGTTCTATCTTTACCAAAATTACTTCTACCGAAAACTTTCGAAATATATTCAGAATCTGAAGTGAGCATGGACGTTTCAAAACTAAAAGTATCGGAGTCTTTAGTTATTCCAGATATTACAAATGTCGCATATGGGTCTGTAGAAACTCCAGAATATGAGCCTGTACAAATCATGTTAACATCAGTTGTACCTGTTACTTGATAAAGTGGTCCATTTTGTGAAGAAGAGTAATTAGTAATCCCTCTAGATCTTAAAGTTGTTACAACAAGATTATCCCAAGTAGTATTTGCAGTTGCAACATAGTTACTGTAGTAAACTGATACCGTACCTGAGTATACACCTGAAACAGGAGTACCTGCAATTGTTGCAATTGTCGCACCAAATCCATAACCGGCATATGTTCCGACAGGATTTGCTGATGTATAATCAAACAAAGCGTAATACCATGCGTCGTTTGTAGAAGCAGAAACATTCGTTAAGGAGAATAGTACATTTGGTACTCCAAACGTTTCTGTATTTGCGGAAACAGAACCAATACCATTCAACGTAACACCGGTTACTGAATTGAATGTCGATTGACTTACAGACCCCCAAAATTGAGAAGATGTACCACTTAAAGGTGAAGACGTTGTGTAGTACCCAAGTTGCGTTGAGATATATGATTGGAAGTCAGCGTTTAAAGATGAAGTCCCTCCATCATATTGTGTATAGGTACTATAAAAATCCGAAGATAATCCAGCAGGTACTGAAGTTATAGTAATATTAGAACTTGAACCTGTTGTACCTGTAAACTGAATTGTCTGAGCTCCCGTATTTGTCGTAGCAGAAAGTGTAGACGGGTCAATATTACCAATCGTAGTAATTGACCATGACGGTCCCGCATCATATCCTGACAAACCTAAAACTCTCGTAACAAACAACTGATTTGATTGTTGTAAGTAAGATTTTGCAATATATGATGTTTCATATTTAGGAATCTGTGTGTTAACAAATTTCTCAGGAGAAGTACCGCCAAAATATACTTGGTACTCATCAAAATTTGTTATAAAAATTGGTTCAAAAGCGGGACCCTGAAGAGTCTCACCAACTAAACCAAGAGTTGTTACACCCACACTTTGTGCAACAAATGTTAAATCTCTTTCTGATGTATACACACCGGGAGACACAAATACTTTTGTTGATGAAGCCATTTTTAGTTATTAATAAATGATTTATTTTATCTATAAATACATCATCAAAAAGTAAAAATCTGACCCTTAAACTAATATTTTAAAGATAGTATGTTTTTTTTCTGCCTTTTTTCTACCCAAACAAATATTTATTCTTAATGAAAAAAATTAAAAATATTAAGATATCCATACAAAGTCATGAAACACTAAAAAAGTATTGTGACAAAAAGGGTTTGAAGATATATAAGTTTTTAGAAAACTTAATAATGGAAAACTGCAAAGAAGTAAAAGATATCTATGGTGAATGATTAAACTAGCGTAACATTAGTATAAAGAGTTGCCGATTCGGATACATTTATTTTGTTGACTTGTATGTTTAAAGTATCGCCTTCATTTACCTGTATAGTCTCTATATCATCACCCAAATAATATGTTACATTATTTCTTGTTATGTAAACAGAATAACCTGGTGTACATGAAGAACCATAATTTAATGTACCTCCTGTGGTATTCGTTAATGTTGGTGTTGATCCACCTAACGCACACACATTACCATTACTACCGGGTGATAAAGAAACCGTAGTACTCGACCCATTACAATTGGTATAGTTTAAGGTGTTATTAGTTGTTGAACTGTAAGTTAAGTCATAACAGTTCTCAACATTAGAAGTTCTTAAAATTTTGATGTCTGCATTATACCTAAAAACCTCAGTCAACGAGGTATTACCTGCAACAAATAAAAAATCTAACGTAAAATCAGTTGGGTTTGGTGGTTCGATTACGACCTTTTTAGTTTTTCTTCTTGTATCAAACTCAAATAAAGTTAACTGTCTTGAAATAGCAGGTGTAACTTCAAATTCTTCTTCATCAATTAAAAGACCCATCATTACAATTTTATATGTTGAAACATAATATTTTCTTTTTTCTAAGTCTTTTACGGACTCGTCACTAACGTCTTCTAATTTTAAAGGGATATAGTGACCTTTTATTTGGGTATATGCTTGTTTAGAAGTAAATGTTCTCATCATTATTTTGTTGAAGTCATTTACCTCTCTCATTCTATTACAAAATATTCTAACATTGTATGTAATGTCGACAGGTATTGGTTGAGGTATTTTATATACATCGGCACCCTTTCTTTGACCGTCCCAAGTTGGGACACTGTAATAAAAAAATTGTCTTCTTTCGGGGATATTGGCTCTTCCTGCATTATTTGTTCCGTATTTTACTTCAGGCATTCTAACAGTTGAAATAAATGGCAATGTTACATTACTATCTAAATCTTTAAAATCCCAAGTTTCGGTAAACTGTATCCAACTTTGATTTGTTATAATCCTATCGATTGTTGGAACTTTTTTCTCGTCAACTGATAGTTCCAATTGATTTTTTACAAAATCTAACATTCCCCTATCTAAATCTGCATGTAAAACTCCTTTTGGTAAAAATGTACCTTTATCGGTTATTTCATCCAAAAGTTCTTGCCTTCTTTCTTTTCCTACTTTTTCAGGAACTAAAGGTAATTTTTTAATAAATTGCTTTGGTAGTGCCATTTTTATATACCTCTAAATTCATTATCGGTTACAGGTGCCGCTTTTATTGTCCTGTAAAAAGGTTTATATCCACCATAGGAATGTTTTAAATCTGAAACTACCCTTCCATCGTCAACCACACTATAATACCTTACTCTATTTTCTGTTTCATAATAACCTATGTAATCCCCCAAAGATATTTCTATACCCAACTCAACGAGTGTTTTTTGATAAACGCTTACTGTCAAATTACCCGGTTCAGATTGATAGAGTTTTGAAGACCCTAAATCGGTATTTGTTGGTGCGTCAATTTTTACATAACCTTTAAATTCTACAGGCGGTAGAAACTGTATAGTGTCTGAAATAGCTTCACCATAAACATCGTCCGTATCGGTTCTTTGTCTGTCAACTCTATACAAAACCAATGAAAAATTCATATCACCAAGTAACCATTCTTCACCCATAGAAAGGTCTAAGTCAAAGTCTTGTTCAGAAAAAAACTTATTCAGTCTAGTAATTGGAACTCTATTATCTGCCATACCTATAAATACTTTGATTGATTTTTTATGGTTGTTTATTATATTTTAATATATAATGGAAGATTTTGTGCCTAAAACACCCGAATCAAAAGCCCTTTTAATTTTAGACGATTATGAAGGGTCAAATAACTATATCCTTAATTTAAAACACAAAAAACAAAATAGTAAGTCTTTTGTTCCTACACGACCTCAGGCCGATTATATCAATAACTATAACACGATACAACCAAAAGTTGCAAAAAAATGGGTCAAATTAGATTCATATTTTGGTAAAAAACTTATGGAGGATAAAATGTATACCAAAGAACCTTCAGAAATTTATGTTGAGAAGTTGTTGGTTGAAAAAGATAAAGCTTATCATATTTGGGGTAAAATCTTTTCAGGTGAAACTTTACACGATTTTTGGATGCCAAAATCGGCTTTATTAAAAGATAATGAAGTTAAAAACATTTCTATTGATTACGACAAATATACCCATAGACCTCCTATGGAACATCAAAAAGAAGCTATTGAAAAACTTGTAAAAAATAAAAAGTTTATTCTGGCTGATGACATGGGACTTGGTAAAACAACATCAACTATCATTGCCGCTTTAGAAACGGGAGCTAAGAAAGTTTTAATTGTGTGTCCTGCGTCTTTGAAAATAAATTGGCAGAGGGAGATTGCAAATTATTCAGATAGAACCGTATATATTGCAGAAGGTAAGAAATTTTCAGATGAACATGATTTTGTTATTGTGAACTATGATATCTTACAAATAGAGTTTGGTTGTTATCAGGAACACCTATGACATCCCGACCTATGAATTATTATAATTTATTAAATCTTGTTGATAGTCCTGTCGCTATGAATTGGATGGCATATGCTAAAAGATATTGTAACGGATTCCAATTTAGTGTTGGGAAAAGAAAAGTGTGGAATGTTACAGGGGCATCCAATCTTGATGAATTAAGAGAAAGAACCTCAACTCATATCTTAAGAAGATTAAAAGAAGATGTTTTAGATTTACCTGAAAAAATTATCACACCTGTTTATTTAAGACTCAAATCAAAAGACTACGAAGAATTAATGGGTGAGTATTTTAATTGGTATGACCAAAACCCTGAAGAGTCTTCTTCACTTACAATTCAGTTTTCAAAATTGATGAAGGTAAGGAAAGTTATTGCACAAGAAAAAATTAATAACACAATTGAGTTAGCGGAAAACATTATAGAACAAGGTAAAAAGGTTATTATATTTACAAACTTTACCGACACGCTAAATCAAATCTATAACCACTTTGGTAAATCTGCGGTTTATTTAGATGGTAGTTGTTCTAAGTTCCACAGACAAAATGCGGTCGATGAATTTCAAACAAACGATAAAATCAAAGTATTTGTTGGGAACTTGAAAGCTGCCGGTGTTGGGATTACTTTAACCTCAGCGGAAGCCGTAATCATGAATGATTTATCTTTTGTACCGGCAGAACATTCACAAGCAGAAGACAGGTCACACCGAATCGGACAAAAAAATTCAACGTCGGTTTATTACCCTTTATTTGAAAACACAATAGAAGGAGCAATTTACGACATATTAAATAGGAAAAAGAAAATCATTTCAACGGTAATGGGTGATGATACTTTTGACGAGGCATCAGTAATCGAAGAAATGTTAAATATGATTTCTAAAAGAAGGTGATATTTATACATATGAATGTAGAAATATCTTATAGAGGAATTACCCCTAAGACAGACCAAGAACTTCTTATTAAAAGGTTTATAAATTTTTTAAAAAAAGAATACCCATTAAAGGGTGATGTTAATATTGTCTTTACTAATAAAAGATATGGAACTATGACAACGGGGTCTAGAACCGACAAAAGCACTTTAAAGGTATTAGTAAAAGATAGGCTCAACAGAGATATATTAAGAACTTTATCCCATGAATGGCAACACGAATATCAAAGAACTGTGTTGAACAGAAAAAAAGGAAAAGATATAGGAGGTAAAAATGAAGATGATGCTAATGCAGCCTCAGGTAAAGATGTAAAAAATTTTGAAAAAAATAACAAAAAGTTAGAAGATATTATATACACTAAGTTTGAAAGAAAAATAAATGAGATAGAATCTAAATTAGATTTAATATCCACTGTCAAACAAAAAATAATCAACGAAATTAAACATATCAGTGTTGATAAATTACCTTACCAATTCGATTCTTTAAATAAGTTTATTGATACTGAGACTATGAAAACTCATTACAATAAACACTACAAGGGTTATGTTGAAAAATTAAATGCAGAGTTAGATAAAGTTTCAGGTAAAGATTTAGATTTAGAAGAAATAATAATAAAAATTTCTAAATTCAACACAAAGGTTCGTAATAACGGTGGTGGTGCATTCAACCACGCACTATTTTGGAAAATGTTATCACCTAAAAATCAAGAAATTTCTGACCCAATAAAAAGTAAAATTGATAAACATTTCGGATCATTCGAAAAGTTTAAAGAAAAATTTGAATCAGAAGCAAAAAGCAGATTCGGATCTGGTTGGGTTTGGTTAGTTTTAACTAAAACAAACGGGTTAAAAATAACCACAACACCAAATCAAGACAACCCATTGATGGACATTGAAAAAAACGGAGGTTACCCCCTTTTAGGTTTAGATTTATGGGAGCATGCTTACTACCTGAAGTACAAAAATGAAAGAGATAAATACATCAATAATTTTTGGAAAGTAGTGAATTGGGGATTCGTTAATGATTTGTATACGACACAAATAAAAAGAAAATCATAATTGATTTTTATTTATAAGATATTTATATAAAAAATATTCTTATGTCCACAGTAATAATCACAGAGCCTGAAAGAAGTAAACTTTACAAAAGGATTAAAAATCTTTTAGGAGCCCCTTTACGTTCTGTTGAATTGGAGGATGAAATGATGGATTCATTGTTGGAACTTTCTATTCAAGATTACGCACAACATGTTAATGATTGGTTGATTGAAAGTCAGTGGTCCTCACTATATGGTCTTAATTTAGACGAACAATCCCTTACAAGAGCATTCACAACTAGATCGTTAGATTGGGAAACACAATATACTTACGCTTATTCTAAAATTGTAGGTTTACAAGCTGGCGGTGATTGGGTATTAAAAAAAGACTATATAGATTTAGTTGCAGGTCAACAAATATATGAAATTCCCGCAGGTAGAGAAGTAAATGAATTATTATGGTTCACAAGATCAGAATTAGATGCTGCTTATTTTGACCCATTCATGGGAGGTTTTGGTGGATTTGGTGGTATTGGATTAGGTGGTGGTGCCGGATTTTCACAGATGGGGACAACAGGTAACTATTTCATTACACCCGCATTCGATATCCTTTTAAGAATGTCGGACATTAATATCAAAAGAAGAATTATTACAGGTGACCTTACTTATAGAATTACTGCGTTACCTGAAGGAAAAAAGGCTCTTCATCTTATGAATGTACCGGGTGGAAGATTTGATTTTGGAAATATTAATTTCCAAGAGTATAAAGTTTGGTATTGGTATTATGATACTTTTGACAGAGATAATTGTTTGAAGGCAAATCCTGATATTGTTAAGTTACCTTCTGATGTCCCTATTGATGAAATGAGATGGGATGAACTTAATTCACCTGCTCAAACTTGGGTTAGAAGATGGTTTACCGCATATTGTAAAGAAACTTTAGCAAGAGTTAGAGGTAAGTACAGTGGTAATCTTAAAACACCTGATTCTGAACTTACACTTGAGTACCAAAGTTTACAAACTGAAGCCAAAGATGAAAAGGCTATGTTATGGGAAGAATTAAAGGCTAGACTCGAAAGATTAAGACCTGAAAAACAATGGGAAATAAAAGGCATTCAAGCTGAAAACATGAACAAGTCTTTGAAATTTAGACCATTTACAAGTCCATATACTGTTATATAATTTATTTATGCCTGTATTTAGATCGATACCATCCTTAAGGGTTATTAATGGAACTCCTATAGAAACCTCTGATTCTGCGGTAGTAATCAATCAAGATTATGAAACAAATGGTGAATATGTTATAATTTATAAGGGTGATGAAAATCATAAATTAACTTTGAATCATAATAACACAGACCATGTTGTTGTTAAGTCTCTTACTAACGTTTTAGTCTATTCTGAAAATTTGATTGACGAAGAATTTAATGAGGTAGAATTAGACAAAGGGTCTTGTGTTGAGTTTAAATATATTAATGGTTTTTGGTATATCTTATCTTCTGATGGATTGAAAAACTCTTAGTCGAAACTAAGAGCCATCAAATCACCATCAACATCAAATTCATAATACTCATCGGCATCTACTTTCTTTTGTTGTTGGACATATTGTTCCATTAGACTTCGGTTATTTTCAACCCACTCAGTGTCAACTAAATCTAAAGTTCCTTCCAAATACATATAGTAAGGGTCAATACCTACATTTTTCCAAAACGTTAATTCTGTATCAGATAATGTTAATACTTCCTCTAACGTATCTTGGTGAGCCTCTTTCATAGGATAACCACGTACTAATTCAGTTTGGGTTTTAGTAAAGATAGGTCTATCTTTTGGGTTTTCAATTAAAATGTCTTCTCTAATTTCAGGTTTATAAACAACAAGTAACGGTTCGATTCTTTTATTAAATGCCGCCAAATATCTCGGAACATTATACTCACCTAATAAATCGGGATTCAATTCAATGTCACGTTCATCAATCAAATAACAATTCAAAACTAATTCATCTTTTTTCTTTTGAACGTCCCCATGAGATTTCTTTTCACCATTATTAACATAAAAGATTGTATCACCAAGACCAGGATTTTTACCTTCTTTAATTAAAAGTTCCATATGTGCTTGACGGGACATCATATTACCGGCCTTTGTGGTTTTAGTAATGTGAACTTTATAATCATCTATTGATTGTTTAACACGAGCTTTGTTTGCAATCTTAGCTAAAGGAATTTGTCTGTTATAAAGTTTGTCTACATATTCGTAGTAGAAATCCAAGAACTCACCACCCTTACCATCTAATAACATTCGAAGACCTGTATCCAAAAACTCAGCAACATACGTTTGAAGTTTTTTAGATTTAATTGTATTACCTGTAAGTTTTACTTTACCCTTGTCTGTAAGAAGTGCATAGTTCTTACGAGCTACGTTTATAGTTGAAGGCCAAACACCGTCGATATCTAATCCCATTTCACCTCGTAAAAATAAATCGTTGTATTCGGCAACATCTGCTTCGGCGCCAACATATTCTTTACCTTCTTTAACCAATCCATTCAACCCCTTTCCAATATACTTATATGTCTCCCTATCTTGTGGGGTTTCGAAGTTTACACCATCCGTATCCATTACAAGTGGAACGTATCCTCTTTTCATAAAGAACATAATCATCTGTCTTAGATATTGTCTACCTGTACAAGTAATTTGTTCACCCATATCAATATCACCCCACGGAAATACTTGTGGTGCTGATAATGAACCAAAGAATGCGTTGATAAAGATTTTGATTGGTAATTGTTTACGGTCATAAGAAATCGCAAGTTTGGGGTCAATAGACTTATATTCACTAGCTAAGTTCTTGTATTTGATACGAGTATCACGGAAATACTTTAACATACTCTTCATTGCTCCTGTTACGTCACATTTAGGGAATACGTCGTGAACCAACTGAATAGACGGGTATAGTGAAGAGTAGTCAAGTTTCAATACGTTCTTAGAGAACCCAACCTGAACCAAACGAGAAAGACCTCCTGTGAACTTTCTTTTCTCTAATTTTCTTGGTAATGCTAAATTATGTTTATATGACCATGCAGACATAATCATTTTCCATAACGTTGCGGTTCCCATCGTTGAAAGCCTTTCATATGTTGTAGGTACAAGTTTAGACAATAAGAAGTTTGCTTGGTTGAATTGTTCGTCAACCACCATTGTTTCATAAAGGTCATCATCCAAGTAGTCTTCGATAATCTTTGAACCTGTAACTAATTTATAAACATCATCTCTTCTTTTACATACCTCATCTATTTTTGAATCGAACCCAACTTTTTTGTAAGCTCCGTTTTCTTTGTTCATCCAATATTCAAAATTATCGAAATATATTTTACCAATCTTATCACCTTCAACATAAACACGATTTGGTTTTTCCGCTTCAATAAATTTGGTAATATACTTCAAAGACCAACTCTTGATATCTGAGTTGATTGCTTGTGCTCTACGAACAGCATGTGCAATATCCACAATATTATATCCCCACATCTGAGTCTGAACGTATGGTTCCATTTCGTTTGCTAACTTTAGGATACCATCTTTTTGCTTCAACGTGTAATCAGGATGTAAGGTCTTGCAGATTTTTTTGATATTAACTTTTAATATCTCAGCTCTTTTCAAAATAAACGGGAAGTCAAAGAATGCTGAGTTATAACCTCCAATCAAAGATGGTTTTAACTCATCAATAGTCTTAAAGAAGTCGACAATCATTTGTCGTTCTTCATCTTCATTTTGTGCTGATAATAATTTTAGAAAACCACGATTGTCTTTCATCCCTATCAAGAATATCTTACTTGTTTTGGGGTCTAAACCTGTGGTCTCGATATCGAATACAAACCTGTGGATTTCATCGTATTCGTCAAAACCTTTAAATAGTCTTTTACTTTTTTGAATTAAGTATTGCTCTACTGGCGATAATATTTGAATTGAGTCTGTGTTGTCTCTACCCCATGGGTCTAATCCACCACCCTTAAAGAAGTTTACAAGGTTGGAATATGACTTTGTTGTTTTAACCAAATACTTCAATCCGTTTTCTAAACGTTCATCATCGTGAGTATCGAGTTTTTCTATGATAATACCATTTTCACTCATCGCACGTTTTTGTGCATGTTTGTCGTTCTTGTAAAAGTTTTTACCTTTCAAGTCACCAACCCAAGCAAATGGAATGAATGTGTCGGGGCGTAACAATTTACCCTTAACTGGGTCTTGGATTACTTTATAAATCTTTGAGGATTTGTAATCGTACTCGAGTGATACGATATATTTTTCTTCGTCTTCACCTAATAGGAAGCGTTCAATTTCTTCTTGTGGAACCATATTTTATATTTTTAATTTTGGGTTATTGTTCTCACGAACTAAGTCGTGGTTTCCCTTCTTTGATAAATATAAAAATGAGTTGTGTTAATGTCAAATAATGTTGATATAAAGATTTTCTCTGATTGGTGTGATTAATTCACCGTTGTCCAAAGTAATAGAAAACTCACCTTTATACCTACCAACCCTATTAGTGTCATTTGGCACCCATTTGTAGTAAATGTAATATTCTTGAGGTGAATCTGGATTTGACTTATCTTTTTCAACTAAATATGCATTTTTCATGGATATTTTTTGAGCACCATTACTTTCCAAAGTCATTGAAAATCTAATTCTTGCATTGTCAAGGATTGAGTAAAATTCTTTTGCAGAATCAGTCCTACCGTCAAAAACTACATCCATTTTTAGTATTGGTAATAATGAGTCTTTATTAATAAAAAATTCCATGTTTATTATTTTTAATAAATTAGTTATGGTCCAACAATCAAGGTTAGAATCCCGACATTCGCACCACTTCCCCAACTGTAAGTATATGTCCCTACGGTAGCACCCAAAAGTGATAATGTTTTAGATGTGAAAGTCGACTGTGTTGTTAATGTTGAATTTGAAACGTAACCAGTTGGTAATATTAAATAATTACTTGCTGCAATAGTTTGGATACCCACCGCAACACCATTTCCTGTGTTTGCCTGTGTCAATGCTCCTAAACCAAAATTACTAGGTATAGTTAATGTTGGTCCTCCATATGCACTTGAAGAAAGTTGTGTAACATTACCTTCCCCACAAAAGAAATTGGAGTTATTAGGTCTAACCGAACCAAGTAAAGCACCAGAAAATGAGGAAGTTAAATTAGTTATATCAAAAGTACCAGTACCTGAAAGTATAACATCTTCCCCAAGTTCAAACAAACGCATAGTAAAAGTTGATGATGGTGGTTCTGTTGGTGTAGGTGTTGGTGTAGGTGTCGGAGGTATTGGTGTTGCAGTCGGAGTTGATGTTGGTGTAGAAGATGGTGTAGGCGTCGGAGGTATTGGTGTTGCAGTCGGAGTTGATGTTGGTGTAGAAGATGGTGTAGGCGTCATTGTTGGGGTCGGTGTCATTGTTGGGGTTACTGGTTGTAGACAAAATTTATATAGTTGCCCTGTAATGAACTGACCACTAGAAAGAGTTACTGTATATGTGTAATTACCACCAACATTAGTACTACTAATAGACCCAACGACTCCATTATAAAGATTACCAATACCACTCACATACCAACCAGGTTGAACAAAAACTAAAGGGTACTCACTACTCCCAATATAGAAAGTACCGACAGATGAATTAGTAGGGTATGTATTTTCATAATATATCTCTATACAAGGAGCCAAACCTTGATTAGTAAGTGTGATACCATCAAAGGTTGGAAGATCCAAACTAATTGCCTGTATTTCTGTCAAAGTGTTGGGAGATACGGTAAAGGATATTAAAGTATTAGATGAATTCCAAAATTGGACCGTTATTGGGTTTAATGTATTATTTACTAAACGGTAATTATAAAGCCCTGGTACTAATGTTGGTGTTGGGGTTGGCGTTGCCGATGGAGTACTACTCGGTGTTGGTGTTGGTGTCGGAGTTGTTGGAGTTAAACAATTTGGACACCAGTAATTAAAAAGTTGATATTGTTGTTCTAAAATTCTGAAGTTATGTTGAATTGAAGGTGAACCTAATGGTTCCGTATACATTCTAAATTGTGAAATTCCACCCATAAAAGTTCCGCCAAAATTTTGTTCCAAAAGTATGTCAGTACTTAATCCGCTGTATGTTGTTGCGGATAAAATATTATTTGGGAACAGCTCGGGATCTTGTTGATACGGACCGTATGGTAAAGTACTTGAAGAAAAAATCAAATGGTCATGTAATCCTTGAGTACCTCCACCAAATGAAATGTTAAAAGGTACACCTATTTGTTTTTCTTTTTCGGTATTAAGCTCTCTTGGAATTATCTCCTCAAAATTCTCAATTATTAAAAATAAATAACCATTAGCATAAATTTTTAGTCTACCTAATCTATACCATGTTTCATCAAACCATTTATTATCGAATCTTACTTTGAATACTTTATTTTCTTTTGTTCCGCCAGAGTG